AGGTAATTTATTATGCCATCTTTATTTGAAGTTAGTGCGGGAAAACTAGCCGGCCCAACTACAGGCGGAACTGTTACTCAAGCGACTAACAAAACTACTGGTGTGACTCTTAACGCGGAGTCAGGTCAGATTACTATGAATGACGCGGCGTTAGGCGCTGCGGCTGAAGCAACATTTGAAGTAACCAACGACAAAATCGCTGCAACTGATGTTGTCGTTGCTGTTCATGGTTCTGCGGGAACTGCGGGTTCTTACATGGTAGGAGTTTCAGCAATCGCCGCAGGCTCTTTTAAAGTCACAGTTACAAACGTATCTGCGGGTTCTTTAAGTGAAGCAATTGTTATTAATTTTGTTGCTCTCAAAGGTGCATCAAGTTAATGGGATTGTTTGCTTTTAAGCGAATAAGGGAAAAAGAAGCTGCCGTTGCGGTGGCTTCTATTCCTACCAAAACAAAAAAACGTAAATCCAAATCTAAGGTCGAAAATGGCAATCACCATAACAGCAACAGCGGGAAGCGCATCAGCAAATAGTTATTTAACACTTGCAGACGCAAACGCAATTATTGAAGGACTTGTTCTTGATGATGACGTTGCGGCTTGGGATGGTTCGTCAAATGATAATAAAAATCGCGCACTTTATACGGCAACTGTCAGAATTGATCGCGAAAGATTTCTTGGAGCAAGAGCAACAGATACACAGGCTTTACAATGGCCGCGAACAGGAGTCAGAAAACCAGACACTTATGTAAATACTTATGCTGTCGGATTTCCTTTTCGCATTTCAACAGATTATTTTACAGACACAGAAATTCCAGATCAGGTAAAAAGAGCGCAGGCAATATTGGCTGTTTATTTGAATAATAATAGAGATGGTTTAGGATTAAGTGGACTAGAAGATTTTTCTAATGTTCAGGTTGGCTCTGTAAATGTTACGCCTAATTTTTATGGGTCAGTTGGCGCTGATCGCGTTCCGCCATTATTTGAACGCTATTTCACAGGCTTGCGTATAAGTGGGCCAAACAACATCGCAATTAAAAGGAGTTAATTTCTTATGTACAACGCAGACCCAGATTACACACTTGGCGGGGAGCTAATTACAGACACAGCCGCACATACAGGCAGATTCAAAAGTATTTTTTTTAAAGAGGATACACAAATTAATACGGCTTCGCATAATTATTCAGGAAATTCAATTGATTCTGAAACTTTTCTTGCGGGTCAAACTATCTACGGATTGTTTACAAGTATCACTTTATCAAGTGGCGCTTGCATAGCTTATAAAATCTGATGGGTATTTCATCTGCAATAAAAAAAGTTTTAACAAATAAAAAACTTTCTGCTGATATTACTTTCAGGTCTGTTTCCGCTGGTTCATATAATACGACCACAGGGGTTATTACAGAAACAAATACTGATACAACTATCAAAGGTGTTTTAGAAGATATAAATTTACGCGAAGTAAATGAACTAATAGAGGCAACAGATAAAAAAATTCAAATCGCTGCGGCTAGTCTTTCTTCAACACCTACAACAAAAGATAAAGTTATTGTCGGTTCTGTAACTTATTCAATTATCAGAATTGAAACAAATCAATTTGCAAATGAAAAACTTTCGTTTGTTTGTTATTTAAGAACATGAGAAAAATACGAATTGACCAAATCGGTGATTATTCAGAGGAACAAATCAATGCTTTGTTGTCTGTTGTAGTATTGACAGGAGATCGTATTGTTAAAGAAGGCTCGCCTGTTGATTCTGGAAGGCTTGCTGTTTCTTGGCAGATAGGAGAAAACGCAGAAAGCGGCGCACCCGCCCCAGAAGGCAAATATGGACCTTCTGGTAAAGGAACTGTGGTCAAGCCACCAAAAACTTTAAACTATCAACTAGGAAAAGAAAATTTTAGAAAAAAATATCATATTCACAATAATGTTCCATATGCTGAACCTGTAATGATGGGAACTAGCTTGCCGCCGTCTTGGGGTGGTATTTACAGGAGTAATCAAGGATTGAAGACAAAACATCTTGATTTATTGGCAAAGGAACTTGCAAACGAAGTTCAAGACCTTTACAAACAAATAAGGGGTAAATAATGGCCACTATTGATTTAAATACAGCAAGAGCAACAATCGAAGCTAGAGTTGCGACAGAGCTTGCCAGTAGCCCCGCAATACCTGTTGTTTTTCATAATATGTCGTTTGATAGTAATGCCGTAACAACCTTTGTTCAATGCCTTACAACATTTGGCGAAAGTAATTATTTGACTCTCGGAAATGCAAGCGGACAGAATCGTGTAAATGGAATTGTTGTTTTTAATATTTTTACACCGCAGGGAATAGGTTCAGGCGATAATTACACAATCGGTAAAAGGTTGCGGGATTTATATAATCGAATTACAGTTTCTAATGTGATCTTCGATGCCCCGATTGGGCCGGAGGTCATTGACAATCCAAATCCTGAAGGTCAATTCCAAACGCAATTGCGTATGACCTTTGAAATTTTTGAGGAACTTTAATTATGCCAAAACTTGTTTTTACTGAAGAAATGCTTGATGCAATTGAAGCTGTCAAAGGTGTAAGAGATTCTAGAATGTGGGATCCAAATTGTAAAAGATATATGGAGAGTCAACAAAATTCTAAAAAAGATGTAAAAAAGACTGAAAAGGGTTAATATATTTATTAATAGTTCTTTTTTTTGTTATGGCTGCTCTTAAAGGCGATGTCGGTAAAATAATGTTCCACAATGCCGCTGGAACAGAAGCTGATATATCAGGTTTGAGGAATTGGTCTTTATCTATAACCAAAGATACGCAAGAAACCACAGTTCAAGGTGATACCTCAAAAACTTTTGTTGGTGGCCTTATTTCTGGTGAAGGTTCTGCAACTCTTATCTATGACAATGCTGGAAACAGTGATTATTTAGCATTTGTTGAAGATATACTTACAACAGGTGATGCTGGTGACGCATTGTTTGAATTGTTCCCTGACAGTTCAGCAAGTTCAAAAAAATTTGGTTTTTCTGGAATAATTACAGGGGCAGAATATGGAGCAACACTTGGGGAAATTCAAGAAATAAATATTTCATTTATAACAACAGGTGCAATCACTTCAGATATCTGATACATTGAGTTTATTAGTCTACTAATTAACCAATGCCAAACAAAAGAACAATTGATTTGCTGACAGAGTCTTTTAAAGATGAAATGACTTTGAGACGTAAATTTGAAATAAAAGATAAACAAGGTAATGTTTCTGTAACTTTATATTTTAAACCGATCACAAGATTTGATCGAGTAAAAGCACAACAGCTCGCGGGTTCCGATGAGGCATTGAATGTATCAACTCAGTTGCTTTGTCAGATGGCAGAAAAGGAGGATGGTTCTAAAGCTTTTTCAATGGCTGATATGCCAGATTTACAAAGACTAATTCCAGAAAAAATATTAAATGAACTAGAATTATTTTTGCATGATATAACTCTTGATATTGAAACAGCAAAAAAATAATAAAAGGGGATAACTGGCTTAGATTTGAGTTATTCCTAGCAACAGAACTTGGTAAAACTTTAGAAGAACTCAGGAGATCAATAACTGAGACAGAGCTGATTTATTGGGCTGGTTATTATGAAATCAAATATGACGAAGAAAAAAGAGCTTTGCAGCGACAAAAACACAATTAGAGGTAATATATAATAAAGGCTTTTTAATTTGTGGCGCTCTCTAATGTAAAAATTACAGTTGATGCAACCCAAGCAATAAAAAAACTTCGTGCGATAAATGACCAAAGTAAAAGATTAGGTAGAACATTTAAAGTTTTAGATAAAAGAAATAAAGGTTTGACAACAAGATTCAATAATTTAGGGAAAGCGATTGCTGCCGTTGGATTAGTTGAATTTGGTAGAAGATCGGTTCAGACCGCCGCAAATTTTGAAAAACTTAATCTTAGATTAAAACTTTTAACAGCAGAAACTGGTGATTTTGCAAAAGCGCAAGCTATTGCCGCTAGAGGCCAAAAATTATTTGGTATTAGTCTTGTTGAAGCAACAGATGGGGTGACAAATATAACTTCAAGATTATTACCACTAGGTGTAAGTTTAAAAGATATTGAAACGACATTTATCGGATTTAATACAGCAGCAAAATTAGGTGGTTCATCTGCTGTTGAAGCATCAAACGCTTTTCGACAGCTTGCGCAAGCGTTGGGTTCTGGGCGTTTAGCTGGTGATGAATTTAGGTCAGTTTCAGAACAAGTTCCACTTATTTTAAAACCTTTAGCAGATGAACTTGGTGTCTCTGTAGGTGCATTAAAAGAACTTGCCGCACAAGGCAAGCTTACAAGTCAGGTTGTCATCCGTGCTTTAAAAAGTATTGGTGATAGTGGCGCTAAAGATTTAAAAAAGATACTTGAAAATGACCCAACACAAGTATTTAAAAATCTACAAAATGAAATCGAATTGTTTCAAATAACAGTGGGTAAAGCATTATTGCCTGCAACAAAAGTCACCACTGAATCATTAACGATTTTAATTGGTGTTATTAATGCAATTCCAGCAGAAATTACATCTGCGGTGGTAGGAGTTACAGCTCTAGTTACAGCTTTTACAATTTTAAAACCGCTTGTTGTAGCTGTAAAAGGATCATTTGTTGCATTAAGTAAAACACTAGCTTCATTAGCAATTACATTGGGTGGGCCACTCACTGCATTATTAGGAGGTGTTGCTGTTGGTGTGGGTGCAATAACAAAATCAATTATTGATAATAATAAAGAAAGAAAAGAGTTAAATGACCTAATAGAAAAAGGAACTGCAAAATCACTTGAAGAAAGAATTGAATTAGAAGAAAATACATTGTCACAGTTAAATAATGCAGATGCAAGAGGAAATGCAAAACGTGGCATCCAAAGACAAATTAAAGAGCAAAAAGAATTAATAAAATTATTAAAAGAGGAAGCTGGTTTTAAAAAAAGTGATGAAGAATCTGATTTTGGTATTGATACATCATTTAGGGCTAACAGAGGGGTTACGATTGAGGCAGCAAAACCAAAACCTTTTTCTTCTAGAAAAGACCCAAGATTAGTAGAACAAAATTTGGTGAGACAATTAAGAAGAAAAATTGCTCTTAAGAAAACAGAAAATGAATTTGATAGAGAGCTTTTACAAAGAAAATTTGAACATATAGAAAATATTAAGGCAATTATAAGCAATGAAAAAATAAAAAATAAAGAACAAGCAATTTCTTTAGAAAATCAATTATTACAAATAGATGCTGCTGACATCATGAAAAGAAAACTTGAGGAACAAGGAGAAGAAGCTAGAAAGTTAAGAGAAAAATTTGAAGCTATTGGTGAATCAATAGAAACAAGTATTAAAGATAATTTAAGAGATTCTATAACAGGCGCACAATCATTCGGTCAGGCAATGACAAATGTATTGAACAGAATTAGAGATAAAATTATTGATGCTCAAATTGATAGATTATTAGGAAATTTTGGAGAAAGTTTTGGAGCAAAACAGAATAAAGGTGGTTTTGGCGGATTTTTAGGAAGTCTTGCTGGTAATTTGTTAGGTGGTCTATTTGCAAATGGTGGCCAACCACCAATGAATAAAATTTCAGTCGTAGGTGAAAAAGGCCCTGAGTTATTTGTTCCTCGATCTGCTGGCAGAATAATCCCAAATAACAAACTTGGTGGTGGGGTAACAAATAATTACGTTACAGTAAATGTAGAAGGTGGTGGTGCATCTGCTACTGGAAACAATGTTGATTTAAATGCTTTAGGTCAAGTTATTGGACTTGTTGTTCAAGCTCAATTAGTAAAAGAAAAACAAGCTGGCGGTATTTTAGCGAGGTAACATGGCAACTTTTCCAAACATAACACCTGCTTATGGAACAAAAAAAGCAAGTGTTCCAAAAATAAGAACAACTGCTTTAGGTGATGGGTATGAGTTTAGGGCTTTATTTGGCCTTCCATTAACTCAAGACCCTAAGATATATGATCTAGTTTTTAACGTATCTGAGGAGGAGTCAGACGTTATAGAAGCGTTTTTAAGAAGTAGAGTTAACGATCAGGCAAGTTTTGATTTTACCCCACCAGCAGAAGGTTTCACTAAAACAGGAACATACAGTCAAAGTGGTACAACGGTTACTATAACAATTACAAATCATGGTCTTGCAATCGGTGATGTTGTAACTATTGACTATACTTCTGGATCCGCAACTGATGGTACTTTTGCAATAGCAACGGCAGCCGATCAAAATACTTTTACAGTAACAGCAGGTAGTTCAGCAACAAATAGTGGTAATGTTTCAGTTACTTTATCTGGTGCTGGGAAGTTTGTTTGTCAGGCGTGGTCAAAAACAATTCCATA